CTAAAAGACAAGAAATAAGACTAGGAAATAATGATGATGGTATAACGTATAATTCTAATCCTTTAGTTGAGTTAAAAAATTTAGAAAATTTAAAAAAAATAAGAAAAAAAAGACTATCCCCAAAAAAAAAAAAAAAAAAACCATAATATAATAAATTTTATAATTTTTTTTTTTTTTTTCTTCATATTTATAAATATTTGTTCTAAAAATGTCATACATGTGACAAGGAATATTTGAATAATTTGTTATTAAAATAGTTAAAAATCTTATAAATGTACCACTAGGTACACTTGCTCTACATTTAATAAGAGTTATTTCACAATTGTTCATATTTTTAATACAATTATCCCATTGGTGTAAAAAAGATTTAATATTATCTTGATTAAAATTTTTAACTTTAGATATATCTTTAATTATAATGTTAAGATAATCATGCAATTTCATTTTTTCTGTATATAATGCTTCAAATGAATGTAGAGATATTTTTTTTTTTGGAATATCTATATTATGTAATTCATTTTTTCTTGCCCATTCCCATAAAGGTTTCTTAACACCTGTTTTTTTATGTTTTGCTTTGTATCCTGAGAATACAGGCATTTCTTGAATAAATTTTAGGAAACTACCCTTATTAATATTATTAATTATATCATCTATCATACAATTATTAAAAGATAAATTTATTTTATTTATATTACCCATACAATCATATGTATCTGTTGAAATTCCTAAAACAATATAAAATTCATATGTTTTTGAAAATCCCATATATTTTTCCATATTTTTGGTTTCATCATTAAATAGATAAATCATTGTACCTCTTGCCATAGGATCTAACCGACCAGCATAACAAGATTTACCTGTAATATTAAATTTTTTTTTTAAATCATTTAATTGTTCTAATGGGGTAATAGATTTTGGTTTATATATAACACATACATTATTATTTTTTGATGAAAACATGTTTTCTAATATAAATTATAGTATAGGTTATTAATATTATTTTCAATTTTTTAAAGTTTTTAAAATATTTTAAACTTTATTATGAATCACTATCATCATCATAACCATCATCCTTGTCATCAGATTTACCTTTATTCCCTCCACTCATTTTCATACATACTACACATGCAATTATACCTACAATTGAAATAACAAAACAATAAATAATATGATGACCTAATAATAATATTTCACCAGTATCTTCATCAAATTGAACAAGCATTCCAAATATTCTATCTAATAATGAGACATTATTTGCTTTTAATATGTTATTAAATTGTTCTTCATATGATTTATATGAAATTAAAATAGCTTTATCTTTAATACTTTGTTCTTCTTTATCTTCAATATTTTTAATTTTTTGTTTAACAATATTTAAATTACTTCTAATAATATGTTTACTAATATAATTTAAATTACATTTTTTTACATTTTCTGATCCACAATTATCATTTTTTCCATTTGAGATGTAACAATTAACTATTTTAAGTTTTTTCTTTTCTTCATCTGTCATTTTTGTTGTTTCTGGGGGATCATCAATAGTCATATCATATGCTTCTATACATCTATAACACCCCCCACTGTCTAGTGTAATTTTTTTTATAGTATATGGGTCAGATCCATTACAAAAATTAAAATTATATTCTTCTTTTTCTTCTTCTTCTTTTGCAAAACATTCATTTTTTTTACATATAAGAATATAAAATAATAAAAATAATAAAAATAACTTGATCATTATATATTAATTATTATATAATTTTATATTATTATGACAAAAAATATAAATTGGGATTCTAACTTTATTAGTAACAAACAAGAGGAAATAATGAAAAAAAAATATATTAAAAAAGGTTATTTTGGAAAATTAAAAGAAAATAATAAAATAGATTCACTTATTTTATCATTTAGAAAAAATTTTCTACGTGATTTATTGATAAGAAATTATTATAAAGTTTTTAGAAAAATTAAAAGAATAGAAAAAGAATTTTTAAATTCTGGTATTTTAAAAGTGTCTGAAATTTATAATTACCCACCTGTAGCAATTTTAAGATTAATTTTTAAATATAAAAAATTAAATAAAAAAGAAATAAATTATATATTAAGATTAAAAAAAAAACATAAAGATAAATTCATACAAGAACAAATTGAAATAGCACTTGAAAATGATATTGTAGCAGATATTGATCAAACGAATATGAAAAAAAGTTCATTAGAATTTGAAGATATGGTATGTAGAGAATTTGACAAATATAATATTAATTACATAACAGAAGATCAGTTAAGAGAACAATATTCAGATTCTGGTGAAAAATTTTTAACTCCTGATATGTTATTAAAAAAACCAATAAAAATTAATAATTCTGAAGTTAACTGGGTCGATGCTAAAGATTTTTATGGAGCTAATTTAACAACTATAAAATTTAGACTTCAAAAACAAAGTGAAAAATACACAAAAGCATTTGGAAAAGGAGCATTTGTATTTAGATATGGTGTATCAGAAGATTTAAATATTAAAGACACATTATTATTATCATTATAATATATGGAAAAAATTTATCCTAAAACAGTAAATGAGAATAATAATAATATTATAAAAAATATTTTATTTTCTGGAACTAAATCAGAATTAACTATTGAAATATACAAAATAATTAGTGAAACTTTATCAGGAATATATAATGAAAATAAAAAATATAAAATTAAAGAATATTCTTGTAGAAAAATTTATCAAGAATATATAAATTGTTTATCGTTTAATAATATTAATCAATGTAATGAAAAATATTTAAAATTTATGAATTTTTGTACTTAATTACAAAATATTTTTTAGTATTAATTACTGTTACTATTTTGTCCTATAAATTGTCCATTTTTCCATGATCCTTGACGTATTATACCTTGATTTTCATTATACAAAGTACCTTCCCCATGATACATATCATTTTTAAATTCTCCTTTATATTTTTTATTACCATTTTCAAAATACAAAGTACCTTTTCCATGATACATATCATTTTTAAATTGTCCAGCATATGTTTTTATACCATTGATATACTTTATGCCTGCTTTAAATTTTTGATCTTCGTGATTCCATTCTCCATCATATTTTAATTTTATACCATTTTCCTCAAATAATTTTCCTTTTCTAACTTTTCTATTAACACTATAATCTGTTTTATACCAAAAACCTTTAAATACAGGGTTTTTGGTTGTATCATTTTTAGTAAAAACAATACCAAAATCAGCAAGGTTGTCTCTTATTTTGGAATTATTTTCATATGTAGCTCCAAATTGTGTATCATTTTCCACTGGTATACATTTAGTGTATTCGTCAAACTCGTATATAGTTTGAATATCATATTGATTAGAATCAATAATCTCTTGTGGTAACTTATAAATTGTATCACTGGTGCCAAATACATCACCACCAACTTGATTAATTAAATTTCTATAAAAACTAATTTTGTTTTTATATATTTGTAATTTATTTTCATTCATTATATATATATATATATATATATATAAATTTAATAATTTATTTATAAAAATATTTTATTTTATTTTATCCCAAATATCTTTGCATTTAACATCTTTAATATATTCACGAGAAATTAATTCATCGTCATCAATATCTGAATATTTTATAAGAACATCATGTATCCAATTTCGTATATTCTCTTCTGAATAATGTTCACCATCTGTACTTATTTTACTAGGATCTATAATATTATTTTCTTTTAATATGTCTATTATCCTATTTATTTGTTTATTATAACAAATCAATAAGAGTGGATTTGAATTTGGGGATACAATATTTCTTTCATGTGTATCTCCACATATTTTTTTATTAATATCTTCATCAGTTTCTCCATCTATTCTAATTATACTATTTGGATAATCCATAGGCTCAAAAAAATCAGACCGACTTCCAACATTTACATTATTTAGTATTATATATAAATAATTTGCTGCATTTGTTTTTTTTTTTTCATATTCATCTTTTCCCCATCTTTCATCTATTCTATCTGGAACATCTTTATAACCAAAAGGATTTAGAATTTTTCTATTTATAGACATTGAGCGAGTACATAAATTATTATAAAATGTTTCAAAAAGTTGCAACATAGCAACATCAAAAGTTTCACTATAATCTATTTTAATATTAAAATCTATCGTAAATATATTATTTATCCATTCATTTAATATATTTTCATAGCATCCTGTTTTTAAGGGTTCTTTCAAGAAAGCAAGTATATTGGTTAAATTATCTTCAATTTCATTCATAGGTAATACTTTAAGAGTATCTTTATTAACAAATAATTTTGTATATAATCCTCTAATAGCTGTTTCAGTTAAATTTAATATAATTCTAGGAAAATCAATCCAGTCAATACTTTCATCCGGAGTGTCAAGTGGTAAACCTTTTGCTTCACAAATTACCTTTTTAGCATACTCAATATGTACAACTTTTCCTGCCAATATTACTTCTTCTGTTTTAAAATTTTTAACAGTTGTTAATTCATTAATTTTTGAGTTAAATAATTTTAACATAAAAATAGGGAAACTAGGATTTAATTTTAATTCAGATATTAACTCAGAAATAATTTCACGTTTTTCATAAAAACCGACTATGTTACTTAAAATTTTAAAATAATCGTATAAATCATCATGTTCTAAATTCATTTTCGAAATTAATGTTATAATATCTTCAATTATTCCATATAAATTACTTATTGGACGTTCTCCAGGAATACTTATAAAGTAATTATTTTTAAATTTATATAATTCATATTTATTTTGATCTATTTCATATTTTGTTACTAGTGCCCCTGTTTTTTTATTTATATACATTCCACTTACTAACAAATCACCTCTATTAATACTTTCCTCTGATCCATATACAGTAATACTTGGTTTTAACCAACTAGCTAATTTATTAGAAAAATTATCTCCTTCTATACCTCCTTGGCCAACAAGACAACTATGTAGTAAAATAGAGGCTCCATAAACAAGATTATTATTTAATTCAACCGTTAATCTTTTAATATGGTCACTATATTGAGTTAATTGTCCATTTTCATCATAAGAAAAAATCATTCTATCTGTATCACCATGTGCCATAATAACTAAGTGTGATATTTTATTGTATTTTTTAATTTCATCTATCAATTGATTAAAATTAGAAATATTATTCTTATAGACAAAGTTTAAACTATGATTAAATTGTCTAAAAACTTTAAACAATCCTTCATCACCACTTTCATCAAATGCTCTATTGTAATCATAAGCAGCTTGTAAAACTAAAATTGTATGGGAATTATTTTCTACAAATATTCCATTTCTAAATTCTCCTTCATATTTTTTATTTCCATCTAGATCATATTGAACACCTTGTCCATTCCATTCACCATCTTTAGATTCTCCTTCATATTGTTTATTTCCATTTTGATAATATCCAATACCTTGTCCATTTCTTTTATTATATTTCCATTCTCCTTCATATTGTTTATTTCCATTTTCCCAATATGAAATACCGTTTCCATTTTTTTTATTATCTGTCCATTCTCCTTCATACTTTTTATCTATTCCATTTTCCCAATATTCAAGACCTTGAGTTCTTAAATTAAATAATACTCCAAACCCGTCAAATTTTCCTCCTTTTAAATCACCAATGTATAATGTCCCGGCATCAATATTCTTGGAAATAGAGAAAGTTTTATAAAGATCACTAGTTACTTGAGTACCTTGTAAATCTCCATTTTCAAAATATCCTGATTCAATCTCAAATGAATCACTAAATAATATTCCATTGCCATTATATTGATCATCTTTTATATAACCATAATATGTAATTTTCCCACTTTGATCAAATTCAGTACATAACCATTTATCTTCTCCTAGATTAATATTAGAAGAATTATTTAATTTAATTTCTCCAACAAATCCTTCAAATTCTTTTGTATTAGTATCATTGGAATAATATTGAATACCACGACCAAATCTTAGATTATCTTTAAATTCTCCTTCATAATATTTTTTATTATTATTTCTATAATATAGAACACCATGTCCATTATATTTTCCATCTTTAAATTTTCCTTCATAAGCTTTATTTCTATTTTGATAATATTCAATACATTGTCCATTTGGTAAACCATCTTTCCAGTCACCTTCGTATCTTTTATCTATCCCATTTTCCCAATATTGAACACCTTTGCCATTTTTTTCACTTAGCATCCAATTTCCTTCAAATTTTTTATTTCCATTTTCATAATACTCAGTACCGTATCCGTGATAACCAGGATAACTATCATCACCAAATGCTCCTTCATATTTTATATTTATACCATTTTCATAATATTCAATACCTTGTCCATTTAGAAAACCATCTATCCATTCACCTTTAAAGTGTTTATTTCCATTTCCATGATAAGAAATACCTTTTCCATGTTCTTTATTATCTTTCCATTCTCCTTCATAATATTTATCTATACCATTATCATAATATGCAATACCTTGTCCATTTTTGTCATTACTCATCCAATTTCCTTCATAATTTTTATTTCCATTTTTATAATACATAGTACCATATCCATTAGACATATTATCTTCCCAGTCTCCTTTATATCTTATATCTCTTCCATTTTCCCAATAGTAGACACCTTTTCCGTTTTTCTTATCATCTTTCCAAGATCCTTCGTATGATTTATATATTTTATTTAAAATTGAATGTTTGTCTACTAAATATTCAATACCTTCTCCATTTCTTTTATCATCAATCCATTTACCTTCATATTTTTTATCTATACCATTCATATAATATTCAATACCTTCTCCATTTCTTTTATCATCAATCCATTTACCTTCATATTTTTTATCTATACCATTCATATAATATTCAATACCTTGTCCATTATATTTACTTTTTTTCCACTCACCTTCATACTTTTTTTTTCCATTTTCATAATACAAAATACCGTATCCATTTTTTATATTATCTTTGAATTCGCCTTCATATATTTCATTTGTCCCATCAATATAATATTCAATACCTCGTCCATTATAATTATTATCTTTGAATTCACCTTCATATAGTTTTATTTTTAAATATGAATCGAATAATACTCCAAACCCGTCAAAATTCCCTCCTTTTAAATCACCAATGTATACTATGTTGTTAGCAACGTTATTGTAAATAGCGAAAGTTTTATAAAGATCACTAGTTACTTGAGTACCTTTAAATTCTCCATTTTGAAAAAATCCTGCTTTAGGTTCAAATTTATCATTAAATAAAATTCCATTACCATTATATTTATCATAATCACGTATTGAAATATAACCATAATATATAATTTTCCCACTTTTATTAAATTTAGTACATAACCATTTATCTTCTCCTATATTAATATTTGCAGAATTATTTAATTTAATTTCTCCAATAAATCCTTCAAATTCTTTTATATTAGTATTATTGGGATCATATTGAATACCATATCCATTTCTTGTATTATCTTTATATTCTCCTTCATAAAATTTATTTAAATTAGGATAATATGAAATACCTTTTCCATTTTTTAATCCATCTTTAAATTTACCTTCGAAATTTTTATTTCTTTGGTCTGGCATATTATCATAAAATGTATATCCATAACCTGTATATAAATCATCACTTATTTTGGAATATTCTCCTTCTTTTGTTTTGATAAAAATTTCAAAAGTACCACCAACTTGATTAATTAAAGTTTTATAATATTGAATTTTTTTTTTATATATTTGTAATTTATTTTCATTCATAATATATATATATTAGGAAATATTATCGTACAATTATTATTTTATTTTTTTTTTACTTTTTTCTTTACTTTTTTCTTTTTTCTTTACTTTTTTCTTTTTTTGATTTTTTTGATTTTTTTCTTTTTTTCTAGTATTATTTCTCATATAAATTAATGAACATACTAATAATAATAATAATAATAATAAAATTCTTACTAGCCAAAGTAATGTTTTATTATTTTTAGAAAAATTTTCCTCCTGTTCTTTTATTTCTATTATCTTTTTTTTATCCTCAATTTCCTTTTTTTCTTTTACAATTTTTTCTTCCAATTGTTTTTCATTAATTTTTTCAAGAACAGATTCATATTCTATTAAATTAATTTTAAAAATATTATCTAAATTATCTACAGTTAGAATATCATTATTATAAAAAAATAAATTTTTATATTTAGTATCAACATCTATTTCATTCCATTTTTCTATTTTATTATTTTCTAATAATGTTGTTCCAAAAATAAAATTATCTTTATCAATACAATAGATATTTTTTTTTAAAAAATATATTTCAAGTAATCCAAAATTTATTGGAGATATATTTATATATTTTTCATATTCTTCTTCTTCATCATTATTATTTTCTAAATTTTGTTCATCTAATAATATTTCAATATTAAAATTTGATCTAAATAATATATACTTGTCATTAAAATATTTTTTTCCTAAAAAAAATATATAATTATCTGATATATATATTGATTTTAAAATTATTAACTTTGTATTTATTAATATACGTTTATCTTCATTTTTTGATTCTTTATATATAAATATATTATCATTTTCAATAGTTAATATATGTGTTTTATATATTACAAAATCTTTAATTTTGTTAACACTATTAATAATAATCTTATTTTCATTATTACCTAAATTAATTCTCTCAATATTATTATCAGTTAATATGTAAATATTATTATTAGAATCTGAAATAAAATTATTTATAGTTTTTTCATAAATCGTTTTAATCCATACATCTTCTGCTTTTAAATCTTCTTCTACTTTATCTTCCTTTACTTGAATTATTTTTTTTTCTTCTTCTCGTTCTTCTTCATCTGTTTCTAACTTTGTATATTTTAATAGATTAATAGGTATTTTATATTTATAAATAAATCCATTACTGAAAAGAGCATAAATATTATCTTTTATTATTTCTATTTTTTTAATTTTTAAATTTGTATTTTTAATAATATTTAATTTCATAAAAGATGATTCGAATTTTGTAGAAAAATTATCATATTTATTAAAACAAACATTACAAAATAAATATAATGCTAATAAAATAATTATATATTTATTTTTATTTATATTAATCATATAATATTTTTATATAAAAAAAAAATAAATAATATAACATTATATGAATCAAACATTTACTTATTTATTAATTTGTTTTTTTCGTTTTTCAAATAAAATAAATTACTATTATAATGTTATAAGTAATATGATGTTGTGTGGAATAAATATGTCATGTGTTTATTGTAAAAATTTTTACAATAAAGTATGTGGTAATAAAAAAAAAGAATCTAATAAATCCAAATGTGATAAAGATAATAATAAAACAAATCAAAATAATAAAAATTCGTATGGAACTCTTAAAAATAATAAAGAAAACTTGAAAAATAGATCAAGTAACAAAAATTCTAATGATGAAATTAATCCAATACATTTGGAAATAACAGAAAAAGAACCACAAGTAATAGAAAAAGAACCAATAGTAATAGATAATGAACAAGTAGTAATAGAAATAGAAGAAGAAATAGAACCTGAAACTAAAGTAATTAATAATTTAGAAGATATTTTATCAGATGATGAATCTGATAATGTATCTTCAGAAAGTGAAGATGAAAAAACAAGACAAAAATCTTATTCTGAAAGTATTATTTTAAAGACTAAAAATAATTTAGAAGAAAATTTACAAATAATTAGTGAATTAAAAGATGGAGATAAATTATGGTTAGATAATAATAAATTATCAATAGATAATTCATATTTAGGTCAATCAATGATAAGAAAATATTATGGGCAAAATAGAGGAGATATAATAAAATTTATTAAAAATACATTAGAACAAGCTGAGAATGAAAATGAATTTGAAATAATTAATAAATTTCAACAAGCTAAAAAAGGATTAAGATGTTTGAAACAAGTGTATTCAGAATCAGATGTAGAATCCATATCAAAATATATAAATGAAAATAATAATGAATAAATATAATCTATTATAATTTGATATTATATTATATTATATTATATAATATTATATATAATATGTTTTCCAGTAACCCAACTGTTAATAATTTATTACTAAATAATTTATTTGTATTAGTAATATTTTACTTTACATATTATACATTAGATACATTTTATCCAAAGTGTTTTGGTGTAAAACTAGGACCAGGAACAGCATTTTATTTTACATTAACCACACATAGTACGGTCGGTTATGGTGATATAGGACCAAAAACGAATGGGGCTAAATTAGCAGTAACGATGCATTTATTATTTATATTATTATTAGGTGTAAATTTTTATATAACTGTATTCAATGAATTAGATAAAAAGACTTAAATATCTACTTTATAAATATAAACATTTTTAATATTATATTTATTTAATATTTTATATTTTAAATTTGATATACCATTATTTATCCAATTTTTAATATTATCAATTCTATTTTCCCATCTTTTTATATTTGTTTGTGACTTATTATTTTTTAAATCTTCATGAGGTAATTCTTTAATTTTTCCTTTATCTGGTCGAATTATAATAAAATTATTAATCGCTAGTCTATCATATATAGCATCATCTTCTCCTCCCCATCCCCAAAAATCGTTTGGGAATCCATTTATTTTTAAATAATGTTTTTTACTATAAATATTAATACCTCCTATATAATTTTTATAACTATACTTTACTGAACTTTTTGGATGTGCTATATGTATAGGATATTTTGGAATATATAAATAATAATTCATTAAATATTCATCAGGAATCATATCAACATCGTGAATTATAAAAATATTATATTTCATTTTATTTGCAATATCAAAACCAATATTTAATAATTTACCTCTGTTAAATCTTTTTGTATAACTATTTTGTTTAATTATAAAAAATTTATAATCTATATCAAAATTTTTTAAAAAAATATTCAAATGTTTAACTAGTTTTTCTAATTGATTTTTCCTAATATTACTATTAATTTGTTCTCTAAAAGGTATTATAATTGCAATTTTTGATTTTAAATTTTTATCTATTATATATTTATTTTTATATTTGGATAATGTTATATTTATAATTTTCAAAGTTTTTCTATTTTTATTTAAAGTTTTATATTGATTAAATACATCCATTTATAATATTTTATACATAGATATTAAAAATTATTTACAATTAAAATTATAAATTATAAAAGATATTAATGATTAATATTTTTATATTGAAAACTTGTAATATTTATTAATTGTTATACTGGTTTATAAAAATTGAAAAATATTTTTGTAAGAACTTTAATTATAATATTAGAATAAAAAAAATTACTTAATTAATTGTCAAATGAAGAAAAATACACATAAAGTAAAAGAAGAGACATCTAGTCCTTTTCTGGGTCAAAATTCATCTCCATTTTCATTTAGGTCAGATGTTAGACAACAATTTAGCTTTGGAGAATCTAGTTCAGGTTCATCATCTTCATCGATGATGTTATGATTTGGTTCGTGTAAATCAAGAAGAAATGAAGATTTTGAAGTTCCTCACCCTTCTGCATGGGAACTAATTTTGAAAAACTCAAAAAATCAATCTATATATGATCCAATGTATAATGCTCCTCAATCAGTGATTCCATTTGGACAAACTGAAACATTATATTCAAAAAGTATGGGATTTTCTTAAAAATTTATTAAACTAAGATCAGATTAATAAATTATAATAATTATTTTTTTAAATTCCAATCAATTGGATCTAATTGAATTAATTTACGAATATTATTAATTTTTGTTTTATTTTTCATCTGAATATTTAAATTAACTTGCGAATATGGTTGAGATGCTATAACATGCAATTGTCTATTATATTCATCTAATCTATTTAACATTTTATAATATTCTTTTTTTTGTCTCATATGTTTCGGATTCTTAGAAGATTCTGTAGCCATAATATAAAATTAGAGATAATAATATTTAAGTATTATCTATAAAAATTGATTTATAGTAATATTGCCAAAAAATTATAATTATATTAATTTATAAATTTATGAATATAATTGAAAATAATTTTGGTAATAATAATATTAAAAATATAAATTCTAATGAATGTATTGTATATTGCACATCTGAAAAACTTGGAAAATTATCTAAAAATAATGTAATTAATAATTGGAGTAAAAATAGACCTAAAAATGAAAAAAAAGTAAAAGAGATTGAAGACAGTATTAATGATAACACCTTTGTAGGTGGTATATTATTTCTATTTTTAAATAAAAAAAAAAAGAAATTCTTATGTTATGATGGGAATAATAGGAGAGAGGCTTTAATAAATTCAAATAAAAATATTATATGTTTATTAAATATTGTATATAATTGTAATGAAGAATTTATAAGAAAACGATTTATTACATTAGGGAAAGCAGTACCTATTCCACAATTATATTTTAGTGATAATAATTTTAAAAATTCTAAATTTAAAAATAACATTAATCAACTTGTTGAAAAAATTATAAATCAGTTTTCAATATATGAAACATTAAGTAATAAACCAATTAGACCAAATTTTAATAGAACTGTGTTGACAGATAAATTAGAAGAATATTTTAAAAATATTGGTATTGTAGATTTTAATGTAAATGAAGTATTTAAAATAATTATGAAATTAAATAAAGAATATAGTAAAGGTGAAAATATAGATTTAGAAAATAAAAAAAAATATTCAACTAATATGATTGAAAAAGCAAAAAAGAATAATTGTTATATATTTCTAAATAATGATTTTTTGGATGATTTAAAAGTAGAAAATATATTTTAATTATATAATTTTTTTATTTAATAATGCTAAATTAAAATAAAGTATTTTTAACTAAATTTATTATTTCTAAAAAAAAATTGATAAATAAAAATACATTATTAATAATTATTTTCAAAAGTGACTTTAATTCAAAATATGTCATACAAAGATTTTAAATATTGTATTCTATTTGGATTGATTGTATTTGGATTTTGTATTTCAGAATTGGTTATATATACAAAATCTGAAAAATATTCCCCAAGTTCGTCAATATGTCCTGAATTTAAAAATAATAAACCTCAAATAATATTAGATAAGCAAGTATTTAGTCAATGGCATTAGACATACAAAAATGATTTTATAAAGCTAGTTCAACATTGTCCAACAATTAGACATCAAGTTAATGTGTTTTTAAATAATTCACTATTTTCTATGACTCAAGGTAATCCATTTTCAATAATATCAAAGATGGATATTAACAATTGTAAAGGAAATAATATTTTTGTTTTTAAAGCAACTAATATTAAAGAAGTTATTTTAAATCAAAATAAAGTATTTGTAAATAAAGTTATCCTTGATAGTAATTCTAATGAAATTGGTTATGTAAAAGGAATACATTGGTTTGCAAACGATGATATTGTAAGAATAAATTTCAAGATGGTTATATACAACAAGTTGATGGTAAATAAATTATTATCAGTATAAATAATATATGAATGAAAATATATATACTGTAATTTATAAAATTCCTTCAAATACAGAATTATTATTATTTATTATTCAAGTTGATACCAATAGATGGAGATTATTTGGCAGAGACATTATTTTAAAAAAAAATAAAATGATAGTAAAAGAATTAAAAAGAAATGAAATTAATTTGTTTAATAAAAATTGTAATAATATATGTGATAAGATTAAAATTGTTGAATTTATTTTAAAACGAACAATTAATGATGAAGAAAATAATATAATTATACAAAATATACAAAAAAAAAAATTTATATTAAATGGTGATTTTAATAATAATTTAAAGTCAAATTATATGTTTATGGAAAAAAATATATTTAATTTTAATTATGGAGTAGTTCGTTACAACCAACTTTTTTTATTTTCATCAACATTAAATAAATTAGATAAAATTTATAATAAGATATTTTTAAAAAGAAAAAAGAAAACAATAAATAAAGATAAAAAATACATACTAGTAATTTAATTATTTTATAATTGATTTAATATAGTCTATATAGTCTATTTCTTTCTTAATTTTATTATTTTCTATTTCATTAAAAAAATCAATTGTTTTTGTATAACCATTATTTATTAATTGTGTTTTTATTTCATTAGAGATATCAAAATCAATTGATGAAATATTTTTACTATTTATTATCACAATATTTCTATTTTTATTCAAATTATATTGAGATAATTCTATATTTTCTATTCCTTTAATTATATCATTAAATGAATTAATTTTATATTTTACTTCATTATCTGATTTTAAAAAAAATCCTAATGTATTATTATTAAATTTCCCATCATAAAAATCAAAATATTCAATTGGAAAATTATTACAAATCCCACCATCAATCCATTTTTTGTCATCCCAGTCATTTAACATATAATAAAAAGGTAAAGATGTTGATATTTGAATTGCTTTAGATATTTCCATATTAGGAGTATTTTTATAATTAAAATATTCTATTTTTCTTGTAGATAAACAAGTCCCTGTAATAGTAAATTCTATTTTATTGAAATTATGTAATTCTAAGAATGTAATATTGTCAATATTTAATTTATCATATATTATATCATTTATTAAATTATAAATATTATTATTATTATGTAATCCAAAATTTTTATACAAATTAATACTTTCTGTAATAAAGTTATCTTTATGTTTAATTATTCTTTCATTAAATAAATTATAATATTCATCTAACTCTTCATTTGTAGATTTTAAAATACAAAATAATCCAAATATACTCCCAATTGATGTTCCTATTATTCTTTCTATATTTTTCATTTTTTTTAAATCATTTAATGCTTTTAAAACGCCAATATATGATAAACCTCTTATACCTCCCCCGCTAAAAACTATATTCTTAAATTCCATTTGTAAATATAATAAGAATATAATTTATTTTATTTAATGATATATAATATGTATAATAATATGATATTTAACGAAATTACTAAAAATGAAATATATAACTCTTTTTTATTTAAACTACAAAATTTTTTAAAAGAGAATGAAATAAAAATTATTTTAAATAAAGCTAAAGATTGGAAAAAATCAGTAATATGTGGTCATTTATCTATATTTGAAGATAATTTATTATTACATGAAATATGGAAAAGAATTCAAAATTATCTTCCATCTTTTATAAAAACAAATTCACAATTTATAATCGGTGATAATTGGGAATTGATAGGATTATGTGAAAAAATACGTATACTAAAATATGAACCTGGTGAATATATTGATAATCATTCTGATAAAGTTATTACGAGAAATATTTTAGATATGAATGGTGTAAAATATACACAAAAATCTTTTTTTTCAATATATATTTACTTAAATGACGATTATTGTGGAGGCGAATATTATTTTTGGGAATTAGATAATAAATCTGAAAAATATAATTTTGTTATTAAACCTAAAAAAGGAGACTGTGTTATATTACATCAATCTATAATTAATAAAAAATGTCAAACATTTGATAATACACAATATATATTAAGATTGGATATTATATATCAAAAAAAAGATAAAATAATAAAAAATTGTAATTATAATCCTTTTATTGGCGAATGGGAATAATTATTTATAATTCAAAATTATAAATGTCATTAGTATCAAATGGTTTTACATCACTAAAAAAATTAGTAAATTCTTTATCTAAAATATTTGAATATTCATCCAAGTTATTATTAGAAGTTATGTTTTTTATTTTATTTTTTAATTTATTATTTGAAATATCACCTATATTTTTATTTTCGATCTGTGGCTTAATTATAATTTTTTGTTCTTCTTTATCTTTAGTTAAATCTGAATTCATCATGTAGATAATTTGTTTTGAAGAACCTGAACATAAAATTAACAATATTGGCAATAAACAAGGTAAAAAAAATACAAACCAAGCAACTCCTCCATATCTTTTATTCCATAATTTAAATATAACAAAATATGCACAAAATAAATTTATTAATAGTATTATTAATTGTACAAAATTAAATCCATTATTATATATAATTGTTATAAAACAAATCAAAGATATTAAAATACATAAGACACCCGGCCAGCAATTAATAAATTTATCTTTAATTATAGGTGCTAATAATGGAGTACAATCGCAATTACTATTATTATTATTATTGTAGTTATTAAAATTATTAAAATTATTTCTATATTGGATATTATTCATATATTATATAATATATAATATAAAATTAAAAAAAATTAAAATATATGTATATATATATATATTGAAAGAAATTAAAAATAAAATACTAGATTATAAAGTTCAAATAATTATATTTATATTATTTGTTTTCTATATTTACAGTATTTATGATACTATATTATGGTTTACAAATTTAGATAAAAACAAACAAAAAAATGAAGATATGAATTTTATAAATTTATACTGTATGTTAGTAACAATAATTTTAATTATGATATGCATTACTATAGGATCAGGAGGATCAGGAGGATCAGGTGTTATAGTAATGTAATAATTTAAGTAAGTTAAACAAGTTAATATTTTTTTTATATTAACTTTGTATACTTATAGTTGGTGATATTGGTGGTATTGGTGGTATTGGAGCTATTGGAGCTATTGGAGCTATTGGAGCTATTGGAGCTATTGGAGCTATTGGTGGTATTGGGTTAACTGAACTAGTATATTTATTCAATCCATAGGAATTAGATGATTGATTATTTGTATCATTTTTTGTTTTATATGTATTCATAAAAGAAATTAATTTATCGGAAGCAGACATTGCACTTAAATAAAATTGAAGAAATAATATAAAAGGATAAATAAAATAACATACAAATATTAACCATGATGTACGTTTATATCCACAATTATACATTGGCTTAATTATATAACATGCCAAACAAATATTTATAATTCCAAATATTGCTACATTTGACATTGAATATACATCTATTTCTAAATAAATAATCATTAAAAATATAAATAACATAGTAATTACAATACATAAAAGAATAGGATTCCATGAAAATATTGAAAAATGTTCATCAGGCTTTAGAGGTATATTTTTTGGTAAACTCTCTCTAAAAGAACTTAATTGTAGTGGTAAAGAAGAATTAATTCCACTCATTAGTTATATATATATTAGTTATATAAATTAATATAATTTATAGTAATTTCCACTACATTAATATTTTAAAATATAGATATATCATAATATAGAATATATAACAATAAAAGAATTTAATATTTAACAATTAATAAAAGATTTATGGATTTATATAAAAATTATAGCCATTTCTAAAATATCAATATTAATTCAAATTATTAAACCTAAACAATTCTATATTAAATAAATAAAGTTATAAACATAAAAATATATAAATTTAAAATATAACTCTTAGAGAACAGAAATAAAAAAGAAATAATATTTAAAATAGTTTAAAAAAAATAAAATTATTATTAATAATTTTTCAATACAAGATATTGAAAATAAAATTAAAAATATTCATGAGAATTAGAATATCCTAATAATATACACCATTTCATTAATAATTTCTCATAAATTTTGAAATCTTGACCATGATCATCGAATCTATAAACAACGTGATTAGCAAGTGTATGAGCCAGCTCATGAACGAGTAATTGCAATAATTTTGGTTTATTTAATGTAATATTACCTTTCAAATCTCTAAATTTTAATAAAACTACTTTATATGATGCTCTTAATGTTTTATCTGTGTTATGTGGATTTTTTTTTAAATCTATAATATTTTTAGGCTTATTTAATCCTAAAAATTGATTATCTTTTGGATTCATTTCAATAAAAATATGTGGTGTATTTAAGAATATATTAATACCATTTTTTTCAAATTTAGTTAATTTATTTGGTAAATTTAATGTGATATATGCAACAGTTTTCAAATCATTAAATACTTTTTCAACATACTGCATATTTCTAATAGCTATATCTTTATTTTTTTCTATATCAATTATTCGTACATTATTTTCTATAATATGTGTTTCATCGATATCCCAAAAAGGTTTATTCTTCATATTAAATATAAATAAAATATTTTTATTTAATATAATGGATAATCAAAATATTAGATATTTTTTATCAAATGACTCCGTTAATAGAATAGATAATATAAAAAATTTAAGTTCAAATATTGAAAATATACAAATAAATGATAAATTAAAAAATTTATTTTTTAAATTAAAAAAAGAATATAATAAAAAAGATGTATTTATTTTAGAAGAATTGAAAGGATCAAATAAAGAGAAAGTTAAAACCCATGTCTTAAATTGGATGAAAAAATGGATGGGGGATGATGTAGAAATTTATAAAGAATTAAATGAGTATAACAATAAAATTTATTTATTAAAAACAAATAATTATCCATATTTTAATTTATATTATATTGGGGAAAATTTACATCTCGCAGAAGTTTTATTAAAAAGAGCTGTTGTATTAAATAGATTAGTAAAAAATTTTAAAGATGAAAATTTAAAAAATCAAATTTCAAGAATTAATAAATCAAAATGTAATATAACATGTGAAGATGAAATTAAAGATAATACTTATTTAAAATCAATTATAAGAACAAATATTTATTGTTTTGAAAGTGATCTTAAAAGAATTCTTGTTAAATCTCGTTTTTCTAAAGAAAATTTTGATGAGGAATTAGATCAATTAAAAAGAAAATCTTTAGCTTTGACGCAAGGAGGTCAAACATTTGATAAAACTAATGAAGTATATGTTTTAAAAACATCTGAAATGGGTAAATTATTTTTACATGAATTAATTCATTATTTTAATTTAGATAAGATAAGTTATTATGTTAGATCTGGGGATAATATAGAACATATAATTAAAAGTTGGAATATACATTACAATACAGGTGGTATGTTTGAGGCATTCACAGAGCTATATAGTAATATTATTAGCTGTATGTTTATGGTATGTGAATATATTCATCATAATAAATTTAGTAAACAAATAGATTTTGAAGATCAATCATTAATGATTTTAAATGATTTGATAAATATAGAAAGGCTTTATAGTTTATATATTACTGCTAAATTATTATATACATATGGATATTCAAAAGATACTTTTATAGATTTTTTTGAAAATAAAAATAAAAAAAATTATATAACATTACAAGGAGTAGTTCATGCAATAGTTCCATATTATATAGGTAGAAGTATATTATTTAATGATTTAAATAATACATTTAAGGAGTCTACAATAGATGAAAATTTTAAAATTAAAGAATATTATCTAGAAAATGAAAGTAGTATTTTTGAAAAAATATCAACATCAGATTATTATTCAAATTTAAAAAAATGTTTTAATTTAATAGAAGAATCAAAACCAAATTTAGATTTATCGTATACATGTTTAGATTTAAATAACTTGAAATTAAGTTTTATTAAGAATATATTAATAAAAAATAAAGATAATAATGTTTATCTAGATAAAGGAATAGTAAATAAAATTAAAAATATATTATCAATACAAACAGGTGGATCAATTAGCTTACAAAATTATTATGTAAAATTAAAAAAAGAATATTTATATTTAAAAGAATCTGCAATATAATAGATATTATTATGAAAAGATCATTTTCTCCTGAAATAGAATGGACATCAAATAAAAAACCAAATATTGAAGAAAAAGAATATTTCCCTGATGATATAATTTGGGAAAAACAAAAATCTAATAGTATTGGGATTAAATCTAGTGTTGTTTCTGTAGAAAAAAATATTATTTATTTTAATGGTAAAGTGTCATTGGATAGTGTTTTAGATTTACGAAAAGCTATCAAAAAAATAAATGATAAATATGATGAAATAAATAACAACTCTTTGATCCGTAATTTTGAACCAGAACCTATATATCTTAAAATTACTAGTTATGGAGGGAGCGTAATAGCTGCAATGTCTGCTATAGACAATATAAGAAACTCTAAAGTTCCAATTTATACAGTTGTTGATGGTTGTGCAGCAAGTGCAGCTACATTAATGTCTATAGTTGGTAAAAAAAGATTTATTACACCAAGTTCATATATGTTAATTCATCAATTATCAAGTGGTATGTGTGGAAAACATTCTGAATTAAAAGATGATTTTAAAAACTGTGAAACCATGATGAGTGATATTAAAAATTTATATATTCAATATACTAATTTAACTAAAAACAAATTAAATAATTTTTTAAAACATGATATTTGGTGGAAAACTGATGAATGTTTAAAATTTAATTTAGTAGATGAAATTTTTGAAAATAATAACATCTAAATTATATAATATTATAAAATTTTAATAATATTATTTAAGGATGATAACACCCATAAGTTAATAAATTTTATAAGATTATAATAAGTTAATATGAACAATGAATTAATAGACATATCAAATGATTTCTATTACCAGGCATTAAAAAATTTAGGAAAACTAAAAGAGAAAAATATATATGATGAATTACTTTATATTGTAATATCGCAAGAATTAATGTTATTCAAAAAAACAATAAATAAATATTATGAAAATAAAAATCTTACTAAAGATAATTTAAATGAAATGATAATTATTATATTAAAACATATTTCATATTCTTCATTAAAAAGAAATTTAAATTTATTTAATTTAAATATAAAAATAAACAAAAAAGTATTAAATATATTAGAAGAAAATTGTAAAGTAATAAATTGTTATAAAATTTCAAATGAAGATAATGATAAAACAGAAGATAATGTGAAATATATTCAAATAGAAAAGTCAAATGATTATAATAAATATCCAAATATATTTAATTTAATAATTCCAGTTAAATCTTCAAATAAAACAAGTACAGAAAGTTTAATAATGACAGTAAGATTTAAACAAGATTACATATATTTAGATTCTTATGACATATTTAATAATAAATTAAAGAGATTAGTAAATAAAAATAATAAAAAAATATTAATTGAATATTCAAAAATAATTGCTATATATTGTATTATATTTTCAAATAAATATGGTTTAAATATAGAAAGATATCTAAATAAATTTTTTAAATTTAAAAATAAGAAAAATATCGATAATTTAAAAGAAGATGAAGATTATTTTATAATAGAATATATTAAACTATTTTATTTGGATAATAAAATTGACAAATCTATTGAGTTATACAAAACCTTGGTAAAAAATTGTAATAAGGAATATATAAAATTATTACTACCATCAAATATATTTGATGATATAAATTATAAATTAGGTTGTTTTATAATACCAAAAAATGTCCAAGAGAAAATTGATGAAAAAGAAGAAGAATGTTCCAAATCTCCTGATTACAAACCGAAAAAATGGCTCGATAGTATTAAAAAAATTCCATTTGGTAATTATAAAAAAGACGAAGTTTTTTCATTTGTTGACAATTTTATTTCTAAATATGGAAAAGATTACAATTGGAACAATTTTTTAGATATATATAAAAATATAAACAAATGTGATAAGCCAAATATTATTGAAGAATGGAACAAATATATTGAAAATAGAAATAAAAAATTAGATTACATAAAAAATAAAATGGATGAATCAGTATATGGTCACGAAGAGGTAAAAAATGAAATTATCCAATTATCATCTGAATGGATGAATGGTAATATAAAAGGACAATGTATAGGTATTCATGGTCCGCCAGGAAATGGTAAAACATCAATTTCTAAAAATGGAATCTGTAATGCTTTTTTAGATGAAAATAATGATCCTTTTCCTTATATTTATATATCTCTTGGTGCAGCGAATAATGGTAGTTATTTATTTGGTCACCATTATACGTTTCAAGGTTCTACATATGGACAAATAGCAGAAGGTTTAATGAAAGCAAAATGTATGAATCCAATATTTTATTTTGATGAACTTGATAAAATATCTCAAACTGAATCAGGAAAAGAAATAATTAATACATTAATACATATTACAGATTTCACACAAAACGATAATTTTGAGGATATATATTTTTCTGGAGTAAAATTAGATTTATCTAAATGTTTATTTATATTTTCATTTAATAATATTAATAATATTGATAGAGTATTGAGAGACAGGTTACATATAATTCATACAAATCCACTAACATTGAATGAAAAAGTTGTAATAGGAGAAAAATATTTATTAAAAAATATATGTTCAGATATAGGATGGAATATTGAGGATATTAAATTTAGAAAAAATGTTTTAGAATATATTATTAAAAATTACACATTTGAAGCAGGAGTTCGAAAATTCAAAACATTATTAAAAAAAATAATAAGATATTATAATCATTCAATCAATTTTAGTACACAAAAACTACCCTTAAATATAGGTATGAAAAATATAGATAAAATTTTAGATGTTAATAATAAAATGGTCACACGTCTCACCCATAAAGAACCACAAGTTGGATTAGTGAATGGATTATATTGTATACCAGATTATGGTATTGGTGGATCTCTACCAATTCAAGCTAAAAAAACAATTCCTAAATCTGATAGACAAACAGAATTTAATATAACTGGAAATTTAGGAAAAGTTATGAAAGAGTCTGTTGAATGTGCTAAAACAACCATTTGGAAAATATTAAATGATGATCAAAAGAATATTTTAAAAGAAGGTTTATCAATACATTTACACGCTTTAGATGGAGCAACCCCAAAAGAAGGTCCATCTGCAGGAGCTGCAATAACATTATGTTTATACTCGATAATATTAAATAAAAAAATAAGAAACAATATTGCTCTTACAGGTGAAATTACTTTAGATGGTAAAGTAACAGCTATTGGTGGTGTTGCTGAGAAAGTTAATGGAGGTCATGGTATTGGTTGTAACATTATTTTGTTACCTGAAGAAAATAGAAAAGATTATAATATAGCATTAAAAAATAAATGTTTTAATAAAAAAATAATAATTTTAGAAGAAAATGAATTAGCTGATCAAACTAATGATAGTGATTTGTATGTAAAATTTGTAGATAATATTAATCAAGTTATTGATATTGCAATTATATAATTTATCTGATTTTTAAATTATATAAACATATAAATAATAAAAAATTTTATAATAATATAGATATATAAATTAATATTATTATGGATAATTTTGTTGTTTTAAAATTTGGAGGATCGTCACTCTGTCTAAATGGATATAATATTATAAGTGAACAGATACTTAATAATAAAATTTATAAAATTATATTTATAGTATCAGCTATACAAAAAACAACTGATTATTTATATAATATTATCAATAATAAAAATAAATTAGAATATTTTAAATTAATAAAAAAAAAACATGAGGAAATTAATGATGAATTATTATTAAATAAAAGTTTATTTAACACAAAAATTAAGGAATTAGAAGATTTAATTAGATTAGATAATTTTACAATAAATAATAAAATTAAAATTTTAGGATTTGGGGAAATATTATCATCAATTATATTACAAGAAATTTTTATAAAAAATAATTATAAATCTAAATTATTAAATTCATATAATTTTATTAAATCTAAAAGTAATGATGATAAAATAAATAAAAATACATTCGAATTAATTGGAGAATTTTATTGTGATTCAGAAGAATTAACAAAAGAATTAGATTCAAATATTAATATTTATGTATCTCAGGGATTTATTGCTTCAACAAAAAATAATAAACCATGCTTATTAACAAGAAGTGGATCAGATACATCGGCATCACTAATTGCAGCATCAATTAATGCAAAAAAATTAGAAATTTGGACAGATGTTGATGGGATATTTACAGCAGATCCTAAATACATTAATAATCCAATTTTACTAAATAGAATTAGTTATAAAATTTGTCAGGAATTAGCTGCGTCAGGTGCAAATGTAGTTCATCCATATTGTGTTAAACCATGTGAAGAAAAAAATATTCCAATATATATTAGAAATACATTTGGGGAGAATAAAAATATATATACAACAATATGTGATAAAATTAAAACTGAAGAAAATTATATTTATGGGATTACTATTCAAAATAATATTACACTATTTACTATCGAATCACTTAATATGTGGGAAAATTATGGATTTGTTTCAAGTATTTTTGAAGTATTTTCTAAATATAATTTGGATGTAAATATTATTACCACATCTCAGTTTTCAATTAAAACTACTGTTAGAGATAAAGATGAAATAAAAATTAATAAAGCTGTTGAAGAATTGAAAGAAAAATATAAAATTAATATTAATAATAATTGTAGCATAATTTCTATTATTTCTGATAATATATTTAACAATAGAAAATTACATAATGCAATTAATATAGTAAATTTTATAGGTAATTCAAATTTATATTTAACACACTATAGTTCAAATAATTTAAATTTATCGTTTGTTATAAATTCATCTATTAGTAAACAATTATTAAATAATTTTCATTACAATTTTATTCAAGATTCATAAAAAATATTTTTAAATAAAAATAAAATATAATTATATAATATGGATTTCACTGAAATAAATAATTTAATAAAAAAAAAAATTATTTCAAACGAAATTACATATTGTGTTTGTTTATTTAATAATAATTTCAATGAATTTAAAAGTTCATATTGGTCAATAGAATTTATTAAAAATCAAATTAAAAATAATAAAAATAAATATTTAATAATTTTAAAAAAACATGTTATATTTGATAAAAATAATTTTAATAAATTTAAAAAAGAAATTCAAATTTTAAAAAAAAATAATTATAATATTAATAGAATAAAGTTATGTTCAAAAAATATTTATAATAATCAAATTATTGATAATTTCTATATTGAAAAAAAATTTATAATTGAAAATAAATTTAAGAAAAATAATTTCTTGGAATTAAAACAAATAATAATAGATTTTAATAGAAAATTAACTAATAGATTGGGTTTATCTTATTCTATTGATAATGATAATAATAGAATAAATAACCATATATGCTTTATAACAGCTCAATTTTTTAAAAATGATCTGAAATATATTAATTATATTAATAATTTTCTTATTGCTGAAATAAGTTTAACACAAAAATTAAAAATTAATATTGTTGATGATTTTATAATTTTATATGATTCTAATAAATCATTTGATAATGGGTGGACTGATTATACAGAATTAGAAAATGACTTTATTGAAAATAATGATGAATTTGAAATAGAAAATGATATAATTTTTAAAAAAAAAAATTCAAAAAAAATGATAAAGAAAAAATCAAATAATTCAGATACTGATTTTGGAGATAATATATCAAATGAAAATTAATATTTTATTATATAAATATATAATAAAATGAAAAATTTTAATATTTTAGTAATTTGCATAATAATATGTTTATGTTTATTTTTTTCTAAAGACTGTGTATGTGAGAAGAAAGTAATTAAAGAAGATTTTAATTTAGAATTAGATGTATCAACGATGAATTTTGATAATTTAAAAAATAAAATTTATAATGATGTTAAAAAAAATATAATTAAAGATATTAATAGAAAACTTAATATTTGTATTGAATCAGTAAAAATGGAAGATATTTTACAATCAATTAAAGATATACATTCAAAATTTTTTTTGAATGTTGGATATTTTGATAAAATAAATTACTATTTACAAAAATTAAATTATAAATTGAATTTTGTTAGAAGACCCAACCCTGATAATCATAATGGTAATTATCACGATCTTATTCCTTTTATTCTAGATGATGAAGGTTTATTACGTACTCAATTATTTAAAAATATAATAAAACAAATTGACGAAAAGTCATATAAAAATTTCTATAAATTTATATTATCGTTTCTAGAAAAATATTTTTTAATTGATTATGATACACTATATACCGATTGGAAAGAGTTGATTGTAGAAAAATTCGTTTATAATCAAGCTTCTAAAGATGATTTTGATAATATATATAGCTTTAAAGAACAGAAACTATTTTTATATTTTATAGCTAGAATTCCTTACAAGTATGAACTAAAAATTAAAGACATTATCCGTATAGATGATAACGACTTATTAGAAATAACTAAACATATTATATCATTAACAATGATATATCAGATTCATTACCTTATAAGGATAACGAATAAAATATTTTCCACAAAATTTAACAGAAATAATTTACTACATAAATTTGAAAAAGTATTTTCTTATGAATATAGTAATGTAAATTTCTTTAAAAATGCAAATTTTGTAAATAATAATTATATTAACACATACACTATTCTTTTTGATCAACAAAACCCACAGGATCAAATTTTAGATATTAACACATCAAAAATATATGATGTAGCATTAAATACGTATATAAATGATTATGATGAAGCTTTTATATTATTTATATATTTAATTTATTTAAAGTGTGCAACTGATGATCAAATTACGGAAATTAAGAAAGAATTAAAATTAACCAATTGTCCAACACCTTGTCCAAAAAATCAAAGTAATCAAACTCAAAGTATTCAGACTGATAATTTAGAATTTTTAGTTAATGAATTAGTTATGGTAAATAAATCTAAAAAAATCTATATTATTCAAATAAATAAAAATAAATATATATATATTTATATTCCAATTTATCTAGATACAGAAATTAAAAGAAATAGAATTTATATTATGTTCTATGAAAATCTTAAAAATAATGAAATATTAATAAATAATATTTATACATATTCTAAGGATAATGTAACTTTTGATTCTAAAAAAGGAATTTATTCAAGAACAACTATAATTCATATTAGTTCTATAATTTATGATTATTTCAAAAAAAAATCATTGGCTGATTATCAATTTGTAAAAAATAAATATATTAATTTAAATATTTTTAAAAATCTTTTAGTTGAGATTATAAATAAAATTATAAATAAAATACCTAATGATATTAGAAATAAAATAACGGAAGATTTAAATGAAATTGAATTTAAAGATTCTGAGAGTATGAAATATAAAATGAATGAATCTATTGATAATTATGTAACTAATAATTCAAAAGATTTATTTATATTCTATATTTTATTTTCTATAATATTTGAAATTTATTTTAAAAGAATATTAATAGAACTCCCTATTAAAAATAAAAAAATGTTTATGGATCAAGATTTTAATTCTAAAATATCAAGATGCTCAAATAAAGGTTGTATTCAAGATTATTTTAATTTATCTGAAGAAGTATATAAATTTAATAATATAGAATATAATTTAAATTATGTTAAGATGATTTCTGATATAGAAATTAGAAAATAAATATAAATTAAATAATAATATTATATTTAAAATATAATATTTTTTTTCAGATTTATAATATAATAATTATATATAATGAAATTTAAACAGATAATAATATACTTATTTGTATTTTTTTTAATATATTTACTATTAGATTATCTAAATTTTTTTGAAGGATTTAATAATGTACAACATCGTGATGATTTTATTGATTATCTAAATAAAAAAGGAAATCAGTATAAAGAAAATATGAATTGTAATGAATGCGTTGCTCCATGGGGGCAATGTATGGATTATGATGACGACGTGTGTAAATTATTAGAACCTATTGGTTATAGAAGTAAAGATTATGTTGTAACTGATACTCCATCGCAAACACCAACACCATCACCATCACCAACACCATCACCAGCTCCATCACCAGCTCCATCACCATCACCAACGCCATCACCAGCTCCATCACCAGCTCCATCACCAACTCCATCATCACCATCGCCAACGTCATTAACTGAACAAGAATCAACATCAGATTCTTCCCAATCAGAATCTCGTAATGATAATATTTCAGGTAATTCAGAAATTTGTGAATATCCTCCATATTTAGATGAATTAAAGTGTAACGATTCGACATACAAGTCGTGCCCACCAATTCAAAACTATTATGATAAATCAGATAAATCAAATCCAGTTAAAGGAGACAAAATTACATTTGATAAAATTGCTCAAGGTTGGATTGACTCTGGAGGAAATAAAAAATATTGTCAACATTTCTTACGGACTCTTGCTGGAGAATGTAATCCAAGTGAAGATTCAACTGGATCAAAATCTTGTGCATATACAGAAGGTGGTAGTGGATTAATGCAATTAGATAGTACAAGAATATTTCTAAAAAAAAACGATAAAACTGCTGATAATGGTATTAATAATTTACAAGACTGGTTATATGAAAACAATAATAATCCATGTGTTGCAGCCCATTTTGCAAGAGATTTGTTTGTTGAACAACCGGATGTTACTTCTGCTACACTCGAAAATCCCGTAAGATATCCAAATAAAAAATCTGGAGAATTCACAATTATTGGTCCTAATAATGCATGTTATGTTAACAAAGAGCCAGTGAATAAAAAAGTCAGAGTTAGAGAATGGCAGAAAGATTACGATGCTTCTCCAGATGCTCAAACTTGTAATTTTATAGGACCTTTCTGTCATCGAGGCATAAATTCACTTCCATATGAATCTCCTAATCCAGATATAGAGCTTGGTGGAGAAAAAGGAGATGATGGAATTATTTGGAATGGCGGTGGTAATAATTATCAAGGCCCATTTACGTGCTACTCTAATATAAAAATGTTAGAATACAGTAATAATTGGGATCAATTTAAAGATAAAGTTAAAGGAAAGGTAAGTCAAAAATGTAATCCAAATACAGGTGCAGTTAATTGTACTAGAGCAGAATGTGCTTTAATAGAAAAAGAAGCTATTAGGGTTGCTACTGAATTTTGTAATAATACAACAGGAGGAACTACTTGTAGTAGGATTAATCTTAAAAATATAATTGAAAATGAAGGTGATATAAAATTGAAAGACACTATTACACCGTGGAAGTATGGATCGATGGGATATTTAGAAAATTGGGAGCCAATGACACACGAATATATGAAATCTTATGATATTATTTTATATTCATTTTTAACTCTAGTTGAAAATCCAAATCCTGATATACCTCCTACAATTGATGTTGGAAAAAATAATACATCAGCAACTATATATGAATCTTATTCTAAAAATGATTTATTTGATGTTTTCAACAAAAATGATTTAAATTGGGCAAGAACACCAATCATAGATGCAATGAAATATTGTTGTGATAATAACAAATTATTTATTTGGGCTATTGGTGGGTGGAGTGATACAAAAAGTACTCCAAAATATGAAGATCAAGAATATATTAATAATTTTGTTGATAATTGTATTAAAATTTTAACACAAATAGGAGGAGACGGTATTGATTTTGATTGGGAACATTTCAGTGAAGATTTGCCAACAAGAAATGAACGTATAAAAGGAATGGCTGATATAATGATAAAATTAAGAAAAAAAATAGATGAATCAGGAGAATTAGCAGGAAGAAACATTTTAATATCTTATACACCAAGATATAATGCTTTTTTTAAAGAAAATCCAAAAACTCCATCTGATTCGAGGGCAATACAAATTAAAACAGAAGCAGAGGGAATTGAATTATTTAATGAAATAGAAAGATTATTAAAAGAAGATCAATCTTCTAAATATAAAGATAAAAAAGCTAAAGATATAATTGATTTTGGTAATATAATGATGTATGATATTGATGCAAACTACGCTTTTAATAGTAGAACTATTCAATCTGCTGCTTTTGAACTACAAGATTATATAGATGTACTTAATGCATGGCATGGTGGTGGGAAGTATTTTAATAAAGATCAAATAATTATGGGTTTTGAACCTGGTCAACAACCTAAAATAACAGGTGGTATTTGGGGAGGAATGAAATTAAGTAAAAATGTAATTAATTATATGCTAAATGAAGGATTTAATGGAGGAATAATGTTTTGGGCTGCAAATGACCAATCTGTTGAACCAAATAATAAGAGAAAAAATTGGCTTAATTCTAGAGATATTTCTAATTATGCAAGAAAAGTAGGAAATAAACAAGAAAGAAAAGATAATAACTGTACAAACTGGAAAGCTTATATGCCTACTAGTACAACTTCACAAAGTAATGAATATAATTGTCCTGATAATAGTTATAATTTTGTTGACCATTGGCCTCTTACAGGATTTGAAGATTGCGAATGTAATAACGGATATACAAAAGCTAAAAATGAAGATAAATGTATTTCAACAACAGGTGCACCAAGTACAAATTCACCAAATTCAGATACATCAAGTTCAGATACATCAAGTACAGATTCACCAAGTACAAATTCACCAAGTTCAGATATATCAAGTACAGGTTCCCCAAGTTCAGATACATCAATTACAGATTCAGTAGATAAAAAAAAAATATGTATTGAAAAATGTGTCAATGCAATAGATAACGATGTTTGGAAAAGTAATGCATGTCTACTAAAAAATGGTAAATGTCATTGGGGACATGGTGAAACAGTATGTTCTAATGGGGGACATACATGGTGTGGGCAAGATTAGTAATAATTATAAATATAATAAAATATTAAATTTTATTATTTTTATTTGTAAAATAATATATATATATAATGAATAAATCTGAAAAAATAATTATAATTTTATTTTTATTATGTATAATTTGCATAATCTATAGAAATTGTGAAAATAGAGATACTTTTGCAAATACACAAAAACACAATTATAATAAATTTATAACTTATAAATCTAAAATGGAATGTCCTAATGGTGAAAAATGTGTTACGCCTTGGGGAGATTGTGTAGATAAAAATGAAGAGGTATGTGAATTATTATATCCAATTGGCTATAGACCATCTACAAATAGTTCTAAAGAATATCCAATAGAAACACCAACAGAAGTACCAACAGAAACACCAACAGAAGCGGCAACAAAAGCACCAACAGTAGCACCAACAAAAGCACCAACAGAATCAACAACAGAATCGGCAACTTCTCAAGCACCAACTTCTGAGTCTTCTGAAATACCAGCAGAATATTTAAATGATATAGGAAAGGATTGTAATCCTAGTTGGTGTGAGATCAAGCATGAAGGTACTAAGTATTGTTGCCCTGAAGGTCTTGTATGTGATCCAAATAAAGATCCGGTTACAGATAAAGTATATACTTGTCAAAAATCAAATACTGATAATGGGGAAACAACTACAGAAGAAATAAAAAAATGCAATAATAATGAAATTTTAATAAATGATATATGTGTCACTGAAAAATTCAAGTATGATATATATTCAGAAAATGACTGTAATTTTTGTGGTTCATATACATTAAAATCTAAATGTAGGAATCAAATAAATCAAATTGTGGATGATAATAATTGTAATGAAGAAAAACCTACAGATATAATTTGTACAAAACCTGATTGTATTTATAAAAATGTTCCTGAAAAAATGTTTGGTATTTATTATTTTGTAAATGATTGTCCTGATAAAGCAAGAGACGTACCTCCTAATATGATGAAAGCAGCAAATACAATTTTTGTTTCATTTATTGATGGTGGTACATTTGATGAAGATTATTTACCATGCGGTGTAAAAGAAGCAGCACAAGAAATTAAAAGGATTAATCCAAATATGCCTGTTTTATATTCAATTGGCGGACTAACAGGAACAGAATCGAAAGATCTTTACAATTATCTTCGATATACACCTGAAGAAGATATAATTAATCATATATTAGGATGGAAATATGCTGATGGTATAGATTGGGATATAGAACCTCCATCTGGAGAAATTGGGAAAAAATATGCTCTAGATGGTATGCCTGAGAAAATAATTAGAATATCAAAAAGAGTAAAAACAGTTGGTATGAATGTAACAATGGCTGGTTTCGGTTCATGGTCATGGGATCAATCCATGGGGCCTTTATTTGATGCAATGATTAATTCAAAACTTGAAAACGGAACAAAAGTATTTACTAAATATGGTGTAATGGTTTACCCTCCTGCCCAAAGTAATGCAAACAAAGTAGTAGATTGGATAGAAAGAGATTGGGAAACCGGTTGTAAAATTAAAAATAAGTGTATTGGAGGTGGAGTAGAAAAAAAAGATTTAGCTGGAGGTATATCAGGAGATGCGAGTATATATGAAGCTACACAAATAGCCAATTTTTTTAATAAAAAAAATG